GTCGGCCGCCGCCGCCACCGCCGCCGCTCGTCAGATCGGCAGTAAGCGAAGTAACACCAGAAGGCGCGACCCAACTATATGCCGATAGCGTTGCGACTGGCACGGAAAAGCCGCTGCCACTGCCGCCAAGATTTGTGTTCGCCGTGGTCAGAATGTCAGTCACAAGACACCCGGTTGCGCCCGCTGGCGTGATCGTCGCGCCACCGTTGGTCAGCGTGACCACGGTCACCGCGCCGCCTGCGACCGTCACCGTCGCCAGGACGCCAGTACACGTGCCTCCGGTAAATGGAACATTAGTATAGGTCGCGGACACATAGCCCGAACCGGCGACAATCGTGCCAAGTGTCGCGACAGGGCCGCCCGTGAATACGACGGCATTCGGCAGATGCGGCACATAGCTAATGTCCGCATACGCCGGCACCGAGGCCAGCAGCGTGGCAGCGAGAAGGATGCGCTTCATGCTCACCACTCCCGCGCCGAGAATGCCTGCCCGGTGGTGGCGCCGAAGATGGCCATCGCGCTTCCGGGGGCTACACCTGGTCCACAGGTCCACAACGAGCCAGCGGGAAGCCAGATCGACGGCTGGGTGGCGGCGGCGGTGCCGCCCATGTCGTTGATCCACAGGTCGCCGGACGACAGGTTCTGGATCACGCACCCGCGCCGCGTCGGATTGGCAGCGGCCAGCGTCTGCGCCGTGCCGCCGAGCGTGATTGTGCCGCTGATGTTCGCCATGGTCACGGTCTGCGCGCTCGCCAGCGACGGAAGCAGCAGCGCGGCGGCTAGGATTGCTCTCATGGGCGTCTATCCATCTCGTTCTTTGTCATATCGAGCACGTATTGAGCAAAGAACCCGGTGCTCCATTCCTGGGCATAGTCCAAGCGGGCGATGGAGAGTTCCTTGATCTGCACGTCACGCCGCATCCGCTCATCGCGCTTGCGCCGCCGGACCGCCTTGCGCCTAACGGCATCCGCTAGACTGGAGCTCATTTGCTCGCCTTTGGTGGTGGTGGCTGCATGGCCTGGTGGGCCTGGGCCATCTTGTGCAGCACCGTCGCGGCATTGACGTGCGCCGCAGTCTGCTTCTGCCGCAGGTCGGCCATGTCGTGCGCCGCCTGCATCATCGGGTGCATCTGCGGCTCGACGGTGCCCGGCGCTGACGGCGGATCGGGCGCCACGTTCGGCGAGCCAAACGGCGGCGATGAGAAATCAGCGTGAATGTTGTGGATGCGCTCTGCCGCGAGCGCCCCGTCTGCCGCTGCCTTGGCCTTGGTGGCGCCGATCTGCGCCTGTGCGTGCTCCCCGGCCAGCGCCGCCTGTTGCTGCTGCACCTGGCCCATCTGCTGCTGATGCTCCTGCATCCGCTTGAGAAGCTGGTCCTTGTCCTTGAGCGACGACGCCGCAATCAGCACGTCGCCGGGGATCAATCCGGGTTGCATGCTTGCGAGCTGCACCAGCGTCTGGAACTCCTCGGCCTGCTGCGTCGGCGTGCTCGGGCCTTCCTCGACCGTGATATCAACGTCAAGGTCCGTTATCTGGTTATCAATCCCGATCACCTGTTGCAGCCGTGGATCACCCGGCTGTAACGGCGGCATCATCCGCTGCATGACCTGGGCGCGCTGCTGGTCCGGCATCTCAGCCAGATGGTCCTGAAGCGTTATCGGCATATTCACGCCGACCCACCGCGTTGCGCCCAGATCGTCCGTCACCCGCACAAACTTGCCGGCGCCCCAGTATTCCCGCGCCGCCATCCAGGCGACCTCGTAGACGCGACGCGACCACATCCGCAGGCTATCCGCCAACGGCTCATTCTGGACCGCGCCGCCCGCCTGCTGCGCCAGGATCGCCCGACCACTCAGTTCCCGGCTATCGGTGCCAGACATCGCCGCGTTGGGGCCGGACAGTTGCATCTCCTGCGTCGCGTGCTGGAGCAACTGGAACTGGCCGGACGCCAGATCGCCACCAGGCTCGATCTCGAACTTCATGCCGGGCGTCACTTCAACATAGCCGTCCGGCCGCGCTACCTCACGGCGTGCCTTGTCCACGTCCTTGACCGCGCCTTGCTCGGCAATGACCTGGCGGACGGACAGCAGATGCAACGCCTTGCTGCGCCGCTTGTTGATCTCATCCTGTAGGCTGATCAAACCGCGCACCATGCCATACCGCTGGTTCTCGCGATCGATGTAGGCGCTTTGCAGGATCAACCCGCATGTGCTCTTGCCGCGGCGATCCTTGAACGGCGACGGCTGCGGCTGCGTCAGCATCCCGTGCTTGGTGTAGGTTGCCGTCCACCACGTCTGCTTCTCGACCCAGTGGCATTGAACGATGCGCACGCGCTGGCGGCGGTTGTCGGTCCAGACGATGTTCTCTGGCCGGTCGTTATATGCCCAGTCAGCCGTAGCGGAGAACGACGTTTCTATGACCTCATCCGCGCCGGGATACAGCTCCTCCACCTGGTCGCGATCCATCCAGATCACGAGCCCGGTGTAACGCGCATCGGAGAAGTCGTAAGCGCGGCTGTGCGGATCGTACCAAATGCGATCCCATGGGACTGTGGTGATGGTGATGTCCGCGCCGCCCTTGCCGTCATCCAGCAGCCCGAGTTCCGCGCCGCCAGCTCCCTCAACCTGGATGTTCTCGAACACCTCCGAGCGGATTACGTCGAAGTTGTTGTCTTCGCTGATGTAACGCAGGCTCTGCGTTGCAGCGTCGGCGCGCTCGTCCTCGTTCGGCGTGCGCGGGAATGCCTTGGGCTTGGTGCGGGCCTTGCGCTCCAGGCCGCACAGAAGCTGCACCTTGCGCGCCACGTAGTTGACGACGGTCGGCGGCTGCTTGCGGTCCTTCAGTGCGTCAAGCTCGGCCTTGGTCCACTGAGCGCCGTCGTAGTAGCTGCGCGCTCGCTGGGCCTCGGCGATCTCGTCCTGCCGCGCCATCTCGGACTCTTCGAACCAGCGCACCAGCAAGCGGTGGCGTGCGTCGATGTCGCCGGGGTAGACATCGACGGTCCGTCCGCTGCCTTCGAGGTCAGCAACGGCAGGCGGCTGCGATGGGCCGCGATCTCTGGTGTATGAGACGGATGCGCTCATTCGCTCAGTGCGCTGCCTTGGTCACAATGCGTAGCTCATCAGGCATGTTCTCCGATCGCTCGATGGCCGCTTGCCCAATGTTCGCCAGCCTCTGCAAAAAGCGTTCGCGTTCCGCTTTGGCCTCTGGGGTATTACGCTCTGCACGGCGCTTTGCCCGATATTCGGCCTGCTTAGCCTTACGCTGCTTGTCGGGTCGGGTCATTCGTCGCGAGACTTTCGCATGACGATGCGCGACCAACTGACGACAGGATGGTCGAGACGGTCGAAGTCCTGCGTCCTGCCCTCCGCAATCTCCGTTGCGATACGCCGCAACTCGGCCTCGGCGTGCTGGCCCAGCACGTTGTAGCCGACTGACAGCACGCCACCATTGCCATATGGTATTCTGGAGACGCAGACCGACGTGCAGTCGGCATATTCGCTATAGGCGCGCAACATTCTCAAGCCCGCATCCTTGGTCGCTGATGGCTCACCAGCATTGTGTAACCCATCGCCCAACGCTTCCGGCGCGGTTGGAGTAGCGGTCCGTCGAACTCATACGCGCACGGCAGCGAATACCGCAGCATGTTCATCGCTTGACGCACGTTACCTTGCTGGCCATCCAGCATACCTTCGAGCGCGACCCCGCCGGTCGTGCGCGGGTAGTAGGAGACAAACTGACGGAACTCCAGAGGCAGACGGTCGAACGCCTTCATTGAAGCCCGCAGCCGCTGGAGCCTGGTGGGCTTACGCTTCATGCGCGCATCCCTGGGTCGGTCGCGGCAGCCTTCATGGCGTCCGCAAACCACCGCGTTACGAACGCCAGGCGCTCGGCATCGCTGCGCACCACGATGGGCGCTGCCTCGGCGTATGCCACCAGGAACTCGCGCGCCCAACGCTGCGGATCGGTGCCGACCTCGCGGCGGAACTGCGCGCCGGACATAGGCGCTTCGCTCATCGGCTGTGGCGCAGTGCGTTGCGCGGGAACTCCACTGCCCGGCGCGCCTCAAGCTGCTTGGTGGCCTCCAGCAACAGCCGCTCGACCTGCTCGATCAAGGTGGCAACGCGGGCCTCAAGCGCCACAATGCGCTGGTCATTGAGCGACGGCCCTGGCAGCGGACATTGGTCGAGGTGCCGCTGTAGGGCAGCCTGCATCTCATGCTGTGCTGCCAATTGCTGGTAGTGCTCGGGCTCGTATAGACTGCACTCCTCGTCGGTCATCATGCGGCGATCCTCTTTCGGTATTCTTCCCGGCGCTTCACAATCTGCCGCGCAGCCGCATGATCGCGTTCCACTTCGTCGAACGAGCGCCACTGAACAACAGGCCACCAGTCCATGAAACTTCGCGATCTACGGCTACGGAGCGTCGTGCCCTTAATGGTGCGCATACTGCGGTTGTGGCTTAGCTGAGTGTGCAGGCTACATCCACGGCTGCGCTGCTGATGCTGATGTGGCAACCATCTATGAAAGATACCTGTTGCCTTCCATCTGCGTTGCACGACGATAGCTAGACGTTGTTGGTGATAATCACGCCGATACGCCGACTTGCTGCGATAGAACCGGCGGCTAGACTTTCCGCGATAGCTTCTCACGCCACGCGCCAGTCTTCTACGGGTTCCGTCGCACGCGAGAAAGCATCCGCCCAACTATCCCGCTTCGGCTCTGGCGGCTTGATAGGCTCCATCTCGCGCCATGCCATCGACAGATACCGGAAGCTGTCTGCGCTGTGGCTCGACCAATCATGTCTAGGCCGGTCAGTGAACGCCTTGCGCCGCTCGTCGTAGTCGGCGCGGTATGCGCGCAATGCCTCAAGCCCATCATGGCAACGCTCTGCATCAAACCAGCAGGAGCCTAGCGTAACGCGCGCCGCATTGATGCCATCCATCACGTTCTGCTGTGGCAGTATGCGCGGCTGGCGGTTGGTCAATGCTGCCAGCGTCTCACGCAACGAGCGGCCGCTGCCGAGCTGGCGCGCCTGTGCATCGTGCGGCAGGTACTCAGTCTCGTAGCGATAGCCGCGAGACGCTAGCACGGCGGCATAATGCGGCAGACCGTGGCCCGATGCTTCGTAATGGTCGATCACCCGAACGCCATCGCGCGAGATTTGGAAGAACCAGATTGCGGTGCTGTCGCCGATGCCCAAATCCCAAGCTGTATATACAGGAAGGATAGGATCATATGCAACTTTCGTGATGCGGCCGGCGGTCTCGGCTTCTGCGAGTTCCTTACCGAAGTATGAACCGAGGATCGCTGCATCAAAGCTGCATTCGAACTCTTGCGCGTAGGCTTCAGGCGTCATGTCACGGCGCGCACTATCGAGTTCGTGGTCTGGTATCAGTCCTGTCTTCGACGCCCGCAGTTCCAGCGTAAACCACTCTGGATCGCGTCGCGCATTGTCGAAGACTTCCCAGAAGCCATTGCGTCCCTTTGGGGTGCCGATGAACGTGGCCCAGCCTTGACGATCGGAGAGCGCGGGACGAATGACCTGAGACCACGCGCCTGGCGCCATGTCTGCGAACTCATCGAGCACCACGCCATCAAGATAGATGCCGCGAAGCCGATCGTAATTGTCGCTGCCATAAAGGCGAACACGCGAACCATTAGGCAAGATCGCAGACAAATCAGATTCGCGCAGTTCGGTGCCAGGTATCATGTGCGTGAACTGCTTTAGATAGTTCCAAACGACATCTTTTGCCTGTGTATACGTTGGCGCCAGATAGCCGAAACGTGCGTCAGGCTTCTTGCAGCGTAATGCAGCGTCAATCAGGTCCATGATGCAGGCGACTGACTTGCCGGCGCGACGATGCGCAACGATGCAGGCCCAGCGTTGCTTGCGACGGTGGAACGCAGCGAACTGCGGACGCGCCTCGTAGCCGAGCTTAATCTTCTTGATCGCTGCCACGATCGACGCCAGTCACAAGCATTAGCTGAACTGCGCCACCGTCAGCCCCAGTGATTGCCTGCGCTGCCTTGCCATAGCCTCGGTCGAGTAGTTCGCGCATTGCCCCGAGCTGCGTCTGCTCAGATTCTGCGCCGCCCTCGCCAGTCAGGCCAGACAACTTGGCCAACCGAGCGATAGCAGCGGGGCCGAATTGGCGAGCGGCCTCTTTGATCTCGACAGTCGCCTTGTTCGGCGTGCCAGCCTGTCGGCCGCCGCGGCGTTCGCCGGGCTTGCTACCACCGGCCATGACTAAATTGTGCTACTAAAGCCATGGCGTGGGATTTAAGCACTCCTAACCATCTCTGACGCCGTAACTTTCCCACCCGACACGGACAGTCGCAGGATAGTTGCGCCGTCTGATGCACCGACAATGCAGAGGTCGCCCGATGCGATTGTTGCGGCGGCGTCGTTCCAGTAGTCGGCTGCGGTGACTGCGGAGCGTGGATCGTCGTCGCAGTTGTAAATCCAGACGGAGAAGCCGTTGGCGTAGGCGAGGCAGCCGAGAGTTTCGGGGGTGAAGGTCATCGTGCTTCGAGCCATTCGACTGGGACTGTCATCTCGCGCATACCGCCGAACAGCGGAACGGCGACGCGGACTCCGGTGGTTCCTTCGAGGTGGATGACGACGGCATCGTGGTGCTGCCATGCGCCATGATGGACGCGGCACGCGTTGCCTGGCGTCCAGTCTGACCTGGGGATTTTCTTGGGGATGGTGCGGGCGCCTTCGGTGGCCTGGAGTTCCTCGACGAGACCTTGTCCGACTTGTTCGGGGCGTCCGCACGCCATGAGGATCGAGGCGATGCCGGGAGCGTTGCGGACGGGAGACCACGGATCGGCTGGCGAGAGGTTCACGAACAGATAGCCCGGAAAGAGTGGCACGAGCACGGTGTGCATCATGCGGTGGGTGGCTCGGTCGCGACGCTGGACGGCTAGGAGGGGGAGGTATGTGCGATAGCCGCGGCGGTGGAGGTTCTCGCAGGCCCAGCGTTCGGCTTGTGGGTGGGTTTGTGCGACGACCCAGAACGCGCTGCTGGGCTGTGGCGCCGATCGAGGCTGGCGCCACGTCCCTTGGTGTGGGGGTTCTAACCGGGTGTCTGGTTGGGTGTCAAGCATTGTCTACCCCTTCCACTCCGGTCCCAGGAGCGCGATGGACGCTTCCAGGTCGTGGCCGCACCTGGGACACGCCCAGCGCCCATGACCGCCCTGTGGCGCGCTCTGAGGGGCGGCGTGAGCCTCATTGTCTAGAGCGTGGCGGGCGGCGATGAGATTTTGCGCGCGTCCGATGGGGGTTTCGTCCGAGGCGATAAGCGCATCGGCGACGAGGATGAGCAGCAAGCGTTCGGCGTTGGTCATGTTCGTGGCATCCCCTGCATTGCCTCGAAGATCGGCACCTGGACGTCGCGTAGGGCGATGGCGAGGTCGATGGCATAGATGCGGCGCCGGTCGGCTGCCTGCCCCACGAGGCCGGCCAGGGTCTCGATCAGGTCGCGCGCGGTTTCGGCGGGGGTGGTCGGGTTCAGGCGCTCGACGAGGGCTGCGAGGACGGCTGCGGGTTCTGACTGGGTCACGGTGCGGCTCCTGCGTCGAGGAGGGTCATGGCGTTGGCTCCAGGAACTCGGGTGGCAGGTGGGCCAGCATCGGCGGGGCGTGTCGGCGCATGGCGGTTGCCAGCATCCGGCCTAGCATCGGGCGGAACGGGTGCCGGTCCAGGTCGCGAACTTTACGCCGGATTTGCAGTTCGTTGACGCCGCGCCAGGACGCCTCGGCCTGCTCGCGGACTTCGGCCAGGTCGCGCATGTCCTGCTCGGGGCTGCGACGCATCGGCTGGTCTGGCGGCATGTAGTTCACGCCGTCCTCCGCAGCGAGTTGATCTGTTCGCGGGTGAAGGAAACGTCTCGGAGCTTCGGCTTAGGCGTCGTGGCGTCGATCTGCTCCCACTTCCCGCGGACTGGATTACGCGGCGGATAGTTCTTCATCCGGCGGTGGTTCCCGAGGGCGTCACCGAGGGCGTTTGTCGGTTCCCGCGACCTCTCCAGCCCCTCGTCCTCGCTCTGCGGGGACACCGGCGGTGCCGTTTTCCCTCGCGCGGAGAAGCCTACTTCAAGGTTAGTGTTTAAAAAATCTTTCTTGAAATCTTGCTTCTGCTTTCCTGCCTCTTCTTCTGCTTCTTCTTCTGCTTCTAGATTCTTAGCATTGGGTATCCCAGTGGGTGCCCCATTGGCTAACCCATTAGGTCTGCCATTGGGTGACCCATTGGGTGACCCATTGGGGTGGGGGCCTTTCCACCGCTTGGCTGCGAACTCTCGACCGACCTCAGATGTGGCAGCATCCTTGACCATTCTTCGGCAGTAGATCGTGCCGTCCTCGTGGCGGCTAAAGACCCGGTTCTTCTCCAGCGTGGCTAGGTGCTTGATCGCCTCACGCTCGGTGCAACCGAAGATCACCGCCATCTCCTTCGGCTCCGGCCGGGCGCCGTTCACCAGTAGGCACCCGACCTTGTCTGCCTCGTGCATTAGGCAGAGCATCCGCATCCAGAAGCCTTGAGCGGCCAGGTCGCAGAGCCGCAACGCTGACTCGCTCTGCCAGTCGCGCCAGAAGAACTTGGACCATGAATGACCGTTGCCGTTGCTCATGGGGCAGAACTCCCGACCGGATCGTCCCATGTCCAAACGTTTCCGCTATACATTTCTTTTAACATTTCCACCTTAGGATCGCTTCTAAGAACTACGGGAACGACAAAAGCTTCTGCCTTCTTCCCATTCGCCATAGTAGGTCCCGACCTTTCGATGGCTACTTCTAATGCCAGACACTGCCTGATGATGCCGCCCACACTGTAAATTCTTGGCTTTATTTCGTACGCCACATACCGATATGACCAATAACCATCGTACGGCACCTTATCGCTTCGAAAGACCTCGCAAACATCAGCGAAGGCTATCGGTATGCCCTTGACCATAAACGGGTGTTCGATAGTGACTGCTATGCGATTGAATGTCCCATCGTTCTTAGTATGCCTCGGTGCGGCAGGACGTTTATTAAGATACCGCCAGATCGTTAGTTGAAGCTCGTCATGACCAGCGTCTCGCCCACGGGTGTCGTTCTCCCATCCGCTCGGGGTCATACCAGCGCCCCCCTGAGCTGATCGGCTGTGGCTGCCAGATCGCGATCCGTCCGCATCATCTGCTCGACGCGCCGGACCGCGTGGGAGACCGTCTTGTGATCGCGGCCCCCGAAGTGCCTGCCGATCCTGGCCAGGGTGTAGGGGGTGCATTGCCGCGCCAGCCACATGACCAGCAGCCTGGGCCTGGCGTCGCTGCGGCCTCCAGTCTTGGTCTCGACCAGGGCAGCACTGGACATGCCGTAGCGCGCGGCCACGGCGGCCTGGATTTCTCGTATTGTGGGCATGAAACACAGCTCCGCTTGCGCGGCATTCGAGACTGTGCGAAAACGGGGTTGGAAGCTCCGTTACCACTTCAGTCCCAAGCTGCCGCTTGGTTAAGTCACAAGCCCCTCGACTCCAGCCAGAGTCGGGGGGTTTTCCATTGTGGGGCATGTAACGAGTCTGGGCAACGGCTATAACGCCGATTCCCGCCGTGATCGCAGAGTCGCGCGCAACGCCAGTCATGCCGCCCCCGCGTCGGCTGTCTCACGGAACACAATCTCGGGCGATCCGGCGAGCGCCTCGCAGTGCCACTCGCCTGCATACTCGGTGACGACGCCGGTCCAACGCCCTTCAGCGAGACGCAGCAGCCCCTGGCCGATCAGGTGCTTGCCGAAGCTCCACAGGCCGACCGTCATCTCGCTGTCGGTAAGCTTCTGCGTCCGCACGAGGATGTCGGGGTCTGGATGGCCGTCTAGGCGGCCCTCGGCAGTGCCGGGGCCTATCGAGCGCATGGTGGCGCTGGGCGTGGTCATGCGCTGAACTCCGGCTCGCGCCACGCCATCGCCAGACGCTCATCGGCTGGGTCGGATAGGTGCGTGAACAGATCGGGTTGCCGCTTTGGAAAACAGGCTGGCGAATACCAGACGCACTCCTGATCCGTGGTCTGGCTGCCGCCGTATGTCAGGCGTCCGCGCGACCACTCGACCGCATCCCAGCCGGGCAGATCATAGTCTCCGACGTGGCCGCAGAGCGCGATGCGAAGGTGTGCGTTGGCACGTGCCCATGCCTCGACCTGATCGGCTACCGGCGAAGCGTTGCCATACAGCCGTTCATAGGAACGATACGGCGGGTCGAGGAACAGCGCCGTGTCAGCGCCGCCGAAGTGGTTGTTGAGGCATCGCGTCCAGTCGCCATGAACGACGCGCACGCGCTCCAACCTGTCGGCGATCTTGTGCAGCCATCGCCATGCCGTGCGGCCAGAGGAGGTCAGGAGACGGTCGTAACCCATGCCCGCCGAGGTGGCGTGCGGCACCTTCCCCACGGCCTGGATGCCCCTCCCCGCGTCGCTGGCGTGCGGCACCTTCCCCACGGCCTGGATGCCCATGCCCGCCGAGGTGGCGTCGATACCTTCCCCACGGCCTGGATGCCCCTCCCCGCGTCGCCGGCGTGCGGCACCTTCCCATTCACACCAACCACTGCCGATCCAGCAGCACTGCCCCCAGAGCCACCATCCGGCCACCTTGCTATCGCCAGGCCAGTCGGCGTCTTGCAGCGCCTCCCCGATGCGCTCGCGCTGCGCCATCAGCCAGACATGCCGCGCGCCCAGGTCAATGTGAGACACGGGGTAATCGGCCCACTCGGCGACGGATGCGGCTTGGTGTTTGGTCGCGCGCCAGAAGTTGGCAATGAAGCCGGAGGCGTCACAGACCACCTCAAGCGAGGCTGGGATCGGTGCTGCAAGCAGCATGGCAGCAGAACCACAGAACGGCTCGATGTATTGCGCTGGAGCACCGAGGCGCTGCCACACATCTGTCGCAACCGAACGCTTGCCGCCAAAATAGGGGAACGGGGCGTTCATGCCGCCCTCCGCAGCCCGGCGGCTACGTTGCCCACCAGCTCGGCAAAGCTAGGGTCGCGCTTGATCCGCGCGCCGACTGCCTTGAGGGCGTGCAGCACCGTGGTATGGTCTCGCTCGAACAGCACGCCCAGCTCCGGCAGGCTGCGCGTGGTTTCGCTGTACGCGAGATACATCGCAATCTGGCGCGGGACGGCGATCTCGGGCCGGCGCACGCGGGACATCAGCAGCGCCAGGGGGACGCAGAATGCCTCGGCCACGCTGGCCTGGATGGCGCGCACGGCGGCGATGTCGCGGGGGGTCAGCACTACACCAGCACTCCCGCTGCCCTGGCTCGCTGCACCTGTGCCGCAGTCGGGCGCTTGGTATATACAGATTTGGACCCTGCAGAACGCCTTCGCACCGGCCGAAGCCCCTCGTTCTGCGCAGCTATGCTCTCGCGGATGCCTGAGACCGTGGCGCGGAGGGGGACATCCAGACTGCGCAGGGCAGCCTCAGCGGCCTCCACAGAGCGCACCACGAACCCCTCATGCCCAGCGCCTTTGATCGCCTCGCAAACGCCCCACTGCTCTGGAGACACGCGCCCAATGTCGGTCTTCACTTCGAGGTAGATCGCGGGGAAGCCAGGAACCAAGACCATGTGTTCAGGCGTCCCCTTCTTGCCGCCACGCGCCTTGAGCCGCTGTGCTACCGCGAGAGACGCCTTTCCGGCGCTGTCGATGGCACAGT